CATCTTCTATATCAGGTTCAAGTGTAACTTACTCTCCATCATCTTTTTTATTATCAATACCATCATTTACAGAAGAAACAGATGTAACAAAAACAAGTTTAAATTTAACATTATCTGGTGCAGATCAAACATTTATATCTACTTGTTTAAATGAAAATGTAGTTAATGATAGTGTTGATATATTTAGAGGATTATTAGATAGCAGTAATGCTTTAATTGCAGACCCATTATTATTATACTCAGGCAATATAGATACTTTTCAAATTGACGAATCAGAAACAGAGTCTAGTGTAATATTAACAATAGTATCTCATTGGGCTGACTTTGAAAAAAAATCAGGCAGACAAACTAATAATAATTCACAACAAAGATTTTTTAGTACAGATGTTGGTATGGATTTTTCTAGTCAAACTGTTTTAGATATTAAATGGGGTAGAGCATAATGACCGATATTTTATATTTATTTAGAAAATTTACAAGATACTCACATTTTACAGATCAAGAATTAATTAGATATTTAACTCCAAGTATTAAAAACAATCAATATAAAAAACATTATCAAGATAATAATTTAATTGGATTTACTAATTGGGCTTTATTATCAAATGAAGCAGAAAAAAAAATTCTTAATAATCAACCATTAGAAAATGAAGATTGGAATAGTGGTAATAATATTTGGCATATAGAAACAGTATGTATTATGAATTTAGGTAAAATTATATCTTGGACAAAAAATAATTTAGCAAAAAAATATGGTTTAAACAAAACTATAAAATGGGCTAGAATTGAAGATAATAAAATAAGATCAATACAAAAAATTCATTCAAAGGATAATTGGTTATGGGTGGCATAGTAAGACAAGTAAAGAAAATAACTACAGCTATAAGAACTGCTAATTTTTTAAGTGGATTACAAATAAATCCTTTTGTAGCATTAGGTGTATTTGCTGTTGGTTGGTTATTCATGCGATCAAGAAAACCTGAGGTTCCTGATTTTGGAACAAACGATTTTGAAGAAACAGAAAGAGGAGTATTACTTAATAAACAATCTAATAACGCATCAATTCCTGTTGTCTATGGAGAAAGAAAGATTGGTGGTACACGAATATTTATTGAAACTTCAGGAACAGATAACGAGTTTTTATATATTGCTTTAGTTTTATCAGAGGGTGAAATAAACTCTATTGAAGAAATAACTGTAGATGACAAAGTTGTAACATTTGATGGTGCATTAACAGATAACACACAAAGAACAGTAGCAAGTTCAGATTCTAATTTTTATAAAGATAGTGTTAGTTATATAACAGTAGAACCACATTTAGGAACTGATGGACAGAGTGCATCAAGTTTATTATCTACATTATCTTCATGGGGTAGTAATCATAAATTATCAGGTATTGCATATCTAGCATTAAAATTTAAATGGAATCAAGATGTGTTTGGTGGAATACCAAATGTTCAAGCAAAAATAAAAGGTAGAAAAGTTGTAACACTTGATGCAAGTTTAAATGAATCATCTGAAACATTTTCTACAAATCCAGCATTTTGTTTATTAGATTATTTAAGAAACGAAAGATATGGAAAAGGTATTGCTACAGCTAATATAGATTTACAAAGTTTTAGAGATGCTTCACAAGTTTGTGTTACACAAGTTACACCATTTTCAGGTGGTAGTGATATAAATATATTTGATACAAATGCTGTGCTAGATACATCAAAAAAAGTAATTGATAATGTCAGAGATATATTAAGAGGTTGCAGAGGTTATCTACCTTATGTTCAGGGTAAATATAAATTAGTAATTGAAACCACAGGTACAGCTTCTATATCTTTGACAGAAGATGATATTATAGGTGGATATAGTTTAGCATCACCAACAAAAAATTCTAAATACAATAGAGTGATTGCAACATTTGTAAATCCTGATCGTAACTTCCAAGCAGACCAAGTTACATTTCCACCAACAGATGATAGTGCTTTGGCTACAGCAGATAAACACGCAACTATGAAAACAGCAGATGGTGGATTTTTGTTAGAGGGTAAGTTTGATTTTAAAACTATTACATCACCTTATCAAGCTGAAGAAATGGCTGAGATAGTTCTTAGAAGAAGCAGAGAATCTTTAGGTCTTAGTATTGTTGCTGGATTTAATGCTTATCAATTACACATAGGAGATATTGTAAATATAACATTATCTAGTTTAGGTTTTTCTACAAAAGCTTTTAGAGTTATACAAATGACTTTTAATGAGGATTATACAATTACTTTACAATTAGTTGAACATCAAGATAGTCATTATACTTTTGCATCAAAAACACAAGTTGCATCTACACCATCAACTACTTTACCAAATCCATTTGTAGTTCAACCACCAGCATCAGTAACTTTATCAGATACATTAGTTGAATATAATGATGGTACAGTTATTGTTGCTTTAGATGTAGCAATAGGTGTTTCTCCAGATAGTTTTGTTGATTTTTACCAAGTAGAATACAAACTAAGCACAGACACAGATTTTATCATAGGTTCAAGAGGTTCGTCATTAACACATAGAATATTAAATGTAATCGACCAAAGAATTTATGATGTAAGAGTAAAGGCTGTAAATACACAAGGAGTTAGTTCTACATTTGTTACAGCACAAAGAACAATAGTCGGTGCTATTGCACCACCCTCAGATGTTGAAAACTTTACTTGTAATGTATCAGGACAAGATGCTCATTTAAGTTATGATGCAATATCAGATTTAGATTTAGCATTTTATCAAATAAGATTTTCTGAAAAAACTGATGGTACTGCTGAATGGTTAAACTCTGTAAATCTTGTAACAAAAGTATCAAGACCAGCAACATCAATTACTGTTCCAGCAAGAGTTGGAACTTATCTAATAAAAGCAGTAGACAAATTAGGTAATTTTAGTTCTAATGCAACAGCAGTAATATCTAATGTTGTTGGTGTAGAAAACTTTAATAATATAACAACTGTTAATGAACACCCAACATTTGCTGGTACTAAAACAAATGTATCACTATCAGATGATGCTATAATATTAAATTCAAGTGAATTGTTTGATGCGGCTTCAGGAAATTTTGATACTAACACAACTAGATTTTTTGACTCTGGTGTTGCTAATGCAGACTTTTTAGCATCAGGTAATTATGAGTTTGAAAATGTTATTGACATTGGTGCAAAACACACAGCTAGAATTACAGCATCTTTAACACAATCTGCAAGAAACCCTGATGATTTATTTGATAATAGATCAGGAAACTTTGATTCTGGTAAATCTAATTTTGATGGAGATACACCAGCTAATTGTGATGCTCATTTAGAAATTGCAACCTCAGATGATAATTCTACATTTACATCTTTTCAAACTTTTGTTATAGGAAATTACACAGCTAGATATTACAAATTTAGACTTGTTTTAACTTCAAGTGATTTAGCTTCAACTGCTGTTGTATCTGCTGTAACTGTGAGTATAGATATGCAAGATAGAATATTTAGTGGCAACGATATTACTTCAGGAACATCTACAAAAACTGTTACATTTACAACACCATTTAAAACTACATCTTACGCAGTTGGTATCACAGGAGAGAATATGGCAACAGGAGATTTCTTTACAGTTTCTAATAAAACTGTTAATGGTTTTGACGTTTTATTTAAAAATTCAAGTGGCACAAATATATCAAGAGATTTTGATTTTATTGCAAAGGGCTTTTAAAAGGAGTATAAGAAAATATGGCTCAACATGACATGAATATTGCTAATCAATCTTTTCCTGATTTCAGGACAGATTTGAATAATGCTTTATCAGCTTTAAACACAATGCACTCAGGAACAAACAGACCTAGTGGTGCGGCTGTAGGCACTCTTTGGTTAGACACAACTAACTCAGGTTCAAATAGTTTAGAACTTAAATTTTTTGATGGCTCAGATGATATTTCTTTTGCTACAGTTGATACTTCAGCAAATACTATAAACTTTATAGATAGTGCAGTTGCATCAGATTTAGTCAATGATACCTCTCCACAATTAGGTGGAGATTTAGATACAAATTCTTTTAATATAAAAATAGATGATGCTCATTTTATTGCAGATGATGATGGGAACGAGCAAATAATATTTCAAAAAACAGGGTCAGCAGTAAATGAATTAGAAGTTACAAATGCGGCAACAGGCAATCCACCAATTTTAGGTGCAAGTGGAGAAACAAATGTAAGCTTACATTTAAAACCAAAAGGAACAGGAGAAACAATTATAGGTTCTGGTGGTGCGGCGGCAACTTTAACAACAAGTGGTGCATACGATTTAATTCTTGATACAAATGCTGGTACAAACTCAGGAAATATAACTATTACTGATGGTGCAAATGGAAATATAGATGTAACTACAAATGGAACAGGATATATCAAATTTAACGATTTAGCTTATATTCCACAACAAGCTTTAACATCATCTTCAAATGCTGTAGCTTGGGACGTACAAGCAAAACCAAACGCATATCATTTAACAACAGAAAACACCACTTTTTCTGCACCAACTAACTCTGTTG